CCTTCGAGTACGTCACAACCGAGAGTGGCCAAGCCATCACCCCGGTCGACGCTCTCAAGCGAACTGGCGAAGCCAGCGAGTGGGTGTCGTCTTCGGCTGACCTTTGTGAGCCGTACGCGGTTGACATCTACGTCATCCACAACGTCCCTTGCGGAACGGACCAGGATCAAGACTTCCTGTTCCCCGACTTCCGCTGGGAGTCGTTGGAGTATTCGATTGCCGACGCGGCGATCAGCGTTTCCGGACAGTGCAACGTTACGGACGTGGTAACCACACGTGCGACTGACATTGTCTGATCCCGGTAACATCTTTCCGGAACGGTAACACCCGACGTGTTACCGTTCCAATTTCCTGTTACTATTTTCACGGTGGAGTGAAATATGAAAATTGGTGGTATCCCTGTAACAAGTTCTGACGAGGTTCTTGTACTTCCCAGAGCCGCTGGACCTAATATCGTAATCAAGGCCCAGTGTGTAGACATGACGGATTACGAGGATATGTGTCCTCGTCCCAGATTGCCGCAGCGAGTGGTCAAAGGCGGAGTCGAAGGCAACCCCGACTCCCCGGCGTACAAAGCGGAGCTGACAAAGTGGGGTCAGCACCGTTTCGCGTACATGGTGGTCAACAGTTTGATCCCGTCCGAGATCGAGTGGGATCAAGTAAACCCGGAAGACCCTTCAACCTGCTCTAAGTGGATTGACGAGTTGAAGGCGGCTGGACTGAATGACGCTGAGTGTACGAGAATCATCAACTGTGTGTTGACTGCAAACAGTCTGAACGAAGCCAAGTTGAAGGAAGCCCGAGATGCTTTTCTACTTGGTCAGACGGTGGAGCAGGCAAGATCCTCTGGCCAAGATACAGAACAGCCGAATACGCCCTCTGGGGAGCCTGCGAGCGACTCGGAATCCGACCCCCAGGAGTAAAGGACTCTTGGGACGAGTGTTCCGTAAAGACTCAGGCTATGGTTCTTGCGTACCACCAAGTGCGTACGCACGATGAAAATCCTGAGCCAAAGAAAACCGCTTCCTCATCAAAGGGACGTAAAGGTAGACGTTAATGGGACTGTTCAAATTCAACCCGGGCAACTTTAGAGGCATCACGGTCAACTTCCGTGCGTGGCTTGGAAGTCTCGACGCAAAGATGCAACTTGCAACTGAGCAAGCTGCCCGGGTTTGGTTGCGAGAGGCAGTTCAAAATGTGCCTGACTGGTCCGGTGCTTCTCGTGCTACCTTTGAACAGCTCGCCGATGCTGTAGGTGAGACTGTGGAAATCAACGTCGCTGCGAACGCCCCTGACCGTATTGCACTTGGGCGTATGAACAGCCGAGGTGGAATTGAACGCATTGGAAAAGCCTCGTGGAGATTCTACTACGAGAACAATCTTCGTTACCTTGCCGCCAACGAAACGCAGAGCGTGGCTGTTGGGGAGGCAGGTGTTAGGTGGGGTCTTATTGAGCCCACTCCGTACAACTTTCGTGACGCCGCTAATCAAGCGGCGGAGTCCTTCGTGGAAAACATCACGTTGCCTCGCATTGAGATTCAAAGTCGATAATGGCTGACCAAGTACAAACCTTTTCGCTGAACACCGACCAAGCTGTCGCTGCTATGCAAGCGTTCGTGGCAAGCACGGACAAAGCCGCAGCTTCGGTTTCGCAGTTCGTGACAACGGCGAAAGGTGTAAGTGGGGTTGACCCATTCACAGGAGCGGTCAAAGGTGCTAAGGCGTACGGAGATCAGGTCGCCGAAACCACACGCAAAGCCAGCGATGGTCTGAAAAAGACCAAAGGCGAGATCGACAAGGTGGGGTTGTCTTGGCAAGCTGTCGGTCGTATTGTCCAGACCCAACTTATCATCCGTGGTATCAACGAGCTGCGTGACCTATTCTTCGAGGCTTCCGATGCGGCGGCGGAGTTCGAGATCACGCTTGCACGTATTGCAGGTATCACCGATGGTATTGATCTATCTAGCCTTGAGACTCAGCTCAAGGAAATTGCGGTCGCCGCTGGACGCGATGTAAATGAGGTAGCCTCTGCTGCTCTCGAAGCGTTCCAGAACGACATTGGTACGACCGAAGAAACAGTCAAGTTGCTTGGTGGTGCGATCTCCGACTTGGCTATCGTTACCCAGAGTGACTTCACGTCAGCTGTGAACACGTTGACGCCAATCATTAAAGCGTATGACCAAAGCCTAGAAAAAGCGACCGAGACTACAGGTAAAATCTTCTCGGCGATCGACTCTGGTATTATTGTGTTGGAAGACTTCAACGGTAACCTTGGTACGGTTACGAACCTCGCTGCACAATTGGAACTGCCGATCGAGCAAGTGTTCGCGGCGATCGCCACCGGTACGTTGGCCGGTGTTGACGCTACCAAGTCGATGACTCAGTTGCGTAACGTCTTGGTCAAGATGACCAAGCCTACAGACGAACTGAAAGCAGCGTTCAACAAGCTGGAAGTCGACGGGTTCACGGACCTTATCAAGCAAGGTCTGAACTTCCGTGAGGTCATCGACGCGATCTTCACTGCGTTGGACAGAGACCCCGAGCGATTCGCTAAAGCCTTCAACACTATCCGTGCCCAATTGGGAGGTGTTGCCGCGTTGTTGGACCGGGACGGAGAGTTCGAGTTCGACCGTGTGCTAGAAGCCTCCGCCGGGTCCGCCGAGCAGTTGGCTGAGGCGTTGAAGTTGGTGAAGGACACCGACGCATTTGCAGCACAGGAAAATGCGGCGGAGTTCAGTCGTCTTATTGCTGACATCGGTAAAGACACCTTGCAGATTAAGAACGTCCTGCAAGATTTCTTCATTGAGCTTATTCCCAACGTTGAGACTGCACGTGTAGCTCTTGGAGGTGCCGCTGCTGCTGCTGGTGTGTACGCTGCCAGCCTTGCTGGCATTGTTGCACTCGGCCCAGGTCTTGCTGTTGTTGGTACAATTGTTGCCTCTGCATTGATCGGTGTGTGGATCGGTAGAAACGTTGTTCAACCTTTGATCGAATACCAAGGTCGTGTTCGTGAGTTGGAGGGCGATCTATTCCGCATCTCCAGCCGAGAATACACCTTGGAGATCATCAAAGAGGAAAACGTTACAGAGATCGAGACTCTTAGAGAGGAACTTGAAAAGGTCGAGGACGGACTGCTTGGAGTTGACAAGGCGTCAGAAAAAGCATTCAAAGAAATGGTTGACGCATCGAACGAGGCGGCGGAAGCTATCGAAGACAACTTCGCCCGAGCCTTCACTCGTTTCGCGAGTGGGATCGACAGCGTTCTGGGCAAGGCCGAAGCGAAGATCAAGAACATCCAACAAGAATTTGAGGAGGCGAACGATTCCGTTGCTGAGATTCAGCAAGAGATTGCGGAGTTCAACTTCCAAGAATCACTCAAAGGGTTGCCAGAAGCTACTCAACTGTTGAGACAACAACAACGTGCTGTTGAAGCCCAGTTCAATGCTCGTAAAGCTATCAACGACTTGGCCGCTGGTAAGATCACGCAAGAGGAAGCGGAAGCCGTTGTGGAGCTGGCACAACAGTACACCAAGGCGGCGGACGAAGCAGAACGGCGTGCGAAGGTCGATGAGCGGTTCCAAAAGGGATCGAAGCTACGAGCAGATGCTCTCGAACTTGAACTTGACCTCGCAGTCCAAATCCGAAACAACTTGAACGAAGCCGTTGGCGAAGACCTACAAAGTGGTCTCCGCGAAGCCGTGAACCTGTTTGACACTGTCAAAGAGGGTGCGGAAGCTCTACGCAAAGAGATGGCAGAAGTTCGTAAGGATGGCGTTGTCTCTCCGGACGAACAAAAGAAAATCGACGAGCTGAGGGCGTCTTTGAAAGATAAGTTCAAAAACGCAGCCGGGGCCGAAATCTTCGACGTGCTTGCGTTGGAAAATGAAATCAATCAGCTGACTGAGAACTTCGAGACCTCACTAGAGAACATCACCGTTGACTGGTCGTTGAACGTCGACAACTTGCGACAAGAGATCGCCAACACCGAGTTCACTGCTTCCGTGGAATTGTTGGAGCAGGGAGCCGCTGCTGAGTCGCCTGAAATTCAGCAGCTTCAACAAGATGCTACCTCGTCCGCTGGTGCAACTCCAGAGGCGACCGATCAGTTCGTACGTGGTCTGAACGAGATCATCATTCAACAAGAGACGTTGAAGAACAAGATCGAGGAGAGTGAGTTCGCCTTTAGCACCTTGACCGAGAAAGTCCAAGCGGCGGCGGATCGAAACTATCCAAGCATCCTTGACAAGTTGTTCACAACACAACAACCTGGGGATCAAGCTGTCACTGATAAGATCCTCGCAGACGTGACCGCGATCGGTGAGGCGATTGACAGAGACCTCACCTACGAGGAAGGTATCACGCAGCTCCAAGAGTTGAGCCGTCAGTCGGCGTTGTTGAATGAACAGAACATCAAGAACAACATTCCTCTCCAACGGTACAACGAAATTCAACAGCAGATCAGCTTGACTGGAGAGAAGTTGATCGCACAGCAACAACTCCTGGCGACCCAGGGTGAATTTAACCCAGAGTTGCTAGAGGAGGCGAAAGAGTTTCGTGCTGAGGCCGAGGCAATCGACAAGACGGAGATTTCTCCAGAAGTCGACGCTCAACCCATTGAGAATCTGAGCACCAAACTTGAGACAGCATCAGTCAATGCTGCCAGAACGGCTGTAAGCACTGCACAAATCACCCCGGCGGCGGGTCAGGCAAATGGAGCGGTTGGGACTTTGGACTCCACCACGAATTCCCTTGCCTCATCTGCCGACTCCGCTGCCGGGTCTTTCAACAATATGGCGGAAGCCGCGATCCGGGCCGCACAAGAGGCCGCTAACGCACTTTCTGCTGGAGCCGGGCAATTTGCCTACTCTGGCGGACAAGTTAAATATAGAGCAGCAGGTGGTGACAGCCGTGGTCAAGATACAATCTCGGCTATGCTGGCTCCCGAGGAGTTCGTGGTGAACCCTCGCTCATCCCGAAACTTCTTCTCCGAGCTACAGGCTATCAACGGCCAAGGCGGAGGAGCGTCGTCGTCCGACTCCGGTGGGACGACAATTAACGTTGGTGACATCAACATCAACAATCCATCCCAGGTGCCCACACAGACCGCACGTGAGGTCGGGCAATCTATCCAACGCGAACTCAGACGGAGAACGTTTAAGCTATGAGTACAAAAATGAAGCGACAACAGGTCGAGAACGATTTGAAGGCCCGAGGCCGATTCGTTGTCGAATGTTTCGACAAGGACGGGAACAAGAAGTGGACCGAGGAGTTTCCGAACGGCATCGTGGACGAAGGTATCGAGTACCTTCTGGACGCAGGCTTCAACGGCGGCTCCCAGGTCTCGACTTGGTACATGGGCTTGGTCGACAACAGCGGTTTCACCGCGTTCGACAACGCCGACACAATGGCGTCCCACAGTGGTTGGACTGAGTCCACCGTGTACACCGAAGGCACTCGACCTGAGTGGACCGCCGGTGCTGCGGCTACTCGTTCGGTGACCAACTCGACGACCGTCGACTTTTCGATGAACGCTTCGGCGACCATCAAGGGTATCTTCGTCACTTCGGTCAACACCAAGTCGGGAAGCACCGGTACCCTTTGGAGCACCGCTGCATTCAGCTCGAACGCGACGGTCACCAACGGCGACACCTTGAAGGTGACCTACACCGTCTCTGGCTAATCCCTAAATCATGATGGGAGAAAGCCATGACTGTTTTTCATTGCGACGGCTTTGAGGCGTACGGCAACAAAGCTGATACGGGTGCGAATGTCGAGACCCGTATCAACAACACCAACCGGACGCAGTTCGTCGAGATTTCAGGTGGACACGCTGGCGGTAACGTCTCGCTGATTGATGACTTCCAAACCGAGGGTCTTGCGTTGGAGTTTCCTCTGACGCAGGCGGCTCGTGGTGAGTGGGTCATCTATGAGCACCCTGATGGTACCGGGCGTCACGCTGATTACAAGGTACCTACCAACGCAAGTGTCCCGACACTCTGCGTGGGTTTTCGTTTCTACAACGCGGCGATTACGCCAGCGTCTACGATTACAACAACTATCTTTCAACCAATGAACGGATCTTCATCGGCTGCATTCTCTTTGAGGATTGACGCGAACGGTGTTGACTTGACGTTGGTCGATAACGATGCGAACACGTACACTGCCAGTGATGCGTTGAGTCAAGGTACGTGGCACTACATCGAAGTCGAGTGGAAGCAGACGACCATCGGTAACAGTCCGTTCTGTAAGGTCTACGTGGATGGTACTCTTGTGATCGACGAGAGTAACATCGACTTGGCTGGCTTTACGTTCTTTGAGACGTGGGGTATGCGGATTGGTGTTGCTACGTCTGGAGGTAACCAATCCGACAACGGAGAGTTCTTCGCGATCGACGACGTGTACGAGATGGAGATCGACGGTGTAACTCACACCGCTCCGCTTGGGTCTTGCGTTGATGCGACTGCGACGGGCAACGATGACCACTACGGGTTGACCGCTGACGTGTCACCTGCGATCGACACTATCCACGGAGCACGTATTGATGTTGCGTGTGTAGCTGTGGATGGAACACCAACTCTCCACATTGGGTTCGATGATGGAACAGCCGACGAACAAAGCATGGGTGTCATTGGCACCGGCACAGATGTCGGTCGGCAGGTGTTCTTTGAAGTGGACCCAAGTGATAATCCGTGGACCGAAACGAACTTCAATGCGATCGAAGCCACTCAAAGGATGACTGAGTAATGACGATTCGTTCGTACCAATACACCGTTCAACTCCTAATCACCGCCTCGCAGCTTAACTTCTCCGTCGAGCACGCGTTGGGGCTCGTAGACGAAGCCAGCGATGGTGTTCGGCGTGTGGTTTCGGATGAACTTGTTTTCGTTGAGAGTGCTGGTGCCTTTGCATTGCCGAGCGGAACAATTCAACTGACGGACGACCTGGGACTCGTCCAGACGGTGAAGGTGTTTGGTTACGAATCGGTCGATCAAGAGTTGGCTCTGACACAAGAGACAGAAGCTATCTTCCCGATCGTGCGTAACTTCACGCACAACAACATCTTGTTCGACACTGTCGAATATGGGTATAAGGTTCGGACCTTTGACATCACAGATGAACTGAACCTTGTGAGCGATGCTGGGATCGCCCGTACATTTAGTATCAACCAAGGTTTGAGCCTATCAAGCATTGCCTTCCGTTCGTTCACACCGTCGAGTGACCTGAACCTCATCCAAACTGTTGAATGGGGTTATGGTATTGATGTCTTCGATGATTTGAATCTGGTACAAACAGCTGACAACGATTTGATCTTGAACCAGCAAGTCAACCAAGACAATGTTGTGAGACAGGCGTTGACGTTCTACATTGAATCTCCGTGTGCCCGCTACACGTTCAACACCTTCCACGGCGAGGGTGGTGTCGAGCCTCTCGCCGCGAAGCTAAACTACAAGAGCCAGTTCGCACTGTACTCGATCGACAATGGTACCACGTTCCAACTTCGTAACCCCGAGACGGATGACCGACGACGGTACAACTACAACCGAGTCAACCGCGATTTCCTCGATGGTTCTCCCGACATCTTCACTGACGACGATTGGGTCGAAGATCAATCTCAAATTTACACGATCGTTGCAACGAAGCGTGCCGACCTAGAGACCCTCCAAACTTTCTTGATTGACAACCTAGGACGCGAGGTTGTCTTGAAAGATTGGAAGGGGGTCTCATGGATCGTCATCATTACTAACCCCGGGGAAATCTACACCGAAGACAGTGAAGGTTACTGGACCATCGTGTTTGAGACAACCGGTGAAGCTGTTGATGGTGAGTTGTACTACGATCGACTTGGTCTCGCGGAAGACTTGAGCCGGGCCGGTAGTATCTGGACACGTAGCGGTTCGGATGACTTGGGACTTGAGAGCCGAGCCAACCGACACTACGATGAAGAACTGTCAGACGTTAGCATCGTGAGTGACGGTGTATCCGAAGTGGTGGAGACTCCGTAATGGCATCGAATGAAAATTTCAGATTGGAAGCACCCTACCCTGCACTAGCTTCCACAATGATCTTGCCTCGACCTAGAATTGGTAACAACCAAGGGTTGAACGCGAGCGTGACTGTCCTTCGTATGATGGATGGGTCAAAGCGAACGTTCGTCACTCGTGGCGACGGCAAGAAAATTCACCGTTGGGACTTCGACATCTCACGAGACAAGATGGAGGAGTTCGCTGACTTTATGCGACGGTACCGTGGGAACCTTATGCGTGCAACATGGCGAGGACGATCAATCGTCGGACGCGTGTCTGCTACGCCTATCGAATTCGGCGGAAACGGGCGAGCCGGTGGCTGGCCTGGAGACGAAGCCTATGGAGTGACACTTGAACTCAGGGAAGATGATCCAAGAACACGCGATACAGTCGGTGGAGGCTGATGGCAAGAACATTTAGCGAACCTGTGCGACGGCTTCTGGCGAAGAAGACCGGGTTGACTCCTATCATCATCATTGGTGTGAAGTGGAGAGACAACCTGGAGGTCTTCTACAGTTCCACACCGTACACCGGAGCCCAACAAACACTGTTGGAGCTTACCGGGCTCGAAACAACGACCAGCATCACCAACAATGGTGCATCACAGTCCGTGACAGTCACGTTGTCGGATAGCGATGGCTACATGCGTCAAGTGCTCGACTCGATCGACATCCACAAACGTCCGGCCAACGTCTACCTTGGATTCGTTGACGACGATGGTTCAGACATTGCTGTGTCCCAAATGGTACCGTTGATTCAGGGAGAGATCAACAGTCAGATGATCTGGGACGAACGAGCACGCACGCTGCGTTTCTCAATCCTCAACAAGATCGAAGGTCGGTTGTTCGGCTTCGCGGTCGAAGATGGATTGATTGAGAAGGTCGACGAAAGCGAACGTACAACGCCTTGGCCTTTCCGGTTCGGCGAGACTTGTATGTACCCTGCGATCCGAATTCGCAACGGGGTCAAGGGATTGCTGCGTCTCGGACAAGGTGTGTTGGACCCAACGCTCGACGCCAAGATTTGCCAAGCACGTCAAATCAAGTGCCCGCTGATTGAAGACCCTCTATGCGAAGGTGCTCAACCATCGAACGAGGAGAACGTTACGCTGGCCACAAACACGTGGAACGCGAACAACGTTCCTGGTACGGACCTACCATTCGCTAACGGACCAGACACATTCTTTGGTACTCGACTGGCTAACCCTGTTAACGGAGCCGGGCAGAGTGGTGGTACTGGTCTAGCAAACCCGGAGAACGGGTGTAACCTCGTGCGTGACCGTGAGTGTGAACGTGCGAAGTTTCAAACGCTATGTCAGTTGTTGCGTGATCGTGCGAACCAACTTGTGTACGTGCAGGACCAGCTGCTTATCCTAGGTGGCGATGAGTTCCCACAAAACCGTGAGACACAGATTCGGATCGACGACGTTATCTACACCGGTATCTTCACCGGGGAGTTGTTCACGATCCTCTCTACCAACCGACTTGACACACCAACCGATAACGTTGATTGTCGATCTGTTGGTCCGTACTACTCTGGTTACCGGGAGTCAACTGAGGAAGACCCTGGTAGCTTGGCAGCATGTGAACAGGCTACTCAGACCTACACCTTGCAAGCTATTGGCGGAGCTGGTGAGGCGTGGAGACTGTTGGACAACTTGGCGGACAGTGAGTTCAAATGGTTGCCAGCTGGGTCAGAGGTCTTCCTTGATGAGTCTTCGACCGAGGTTCACATCGTCTCACTTATCCCTGGTACAGTGGTGAGCGTTGCTGCGTACCGTACGCTTGGAGACACGCGGCAGTTGTCAGAACTCCCTGGTGAATACTACGAAGTCGTGGAAACCAACTACGGGGATTTGACTGCAACCGAAATCTGGTTGGACCGTCCACTCAGCTCCTACCCGGACGAGAAGTGGGATGATGAGCTGTATGTGACGTTCGAGAGTGACATCGGACCAAACCCGGTCGATGTTATCCAATGGATCGTTGAGACGTACACGAGCTTCGAGATTGACGCTACGAACTTCGCGGCGGTCAAGAGTCTACTGACCAAGTACCCATGCAACTACTACCACAACACAAAAGATAATGTGATTAGTGTCTTGGGTCAGATTGCGTTCGAGGCTCGTTGTGCGTTGTTCATCACCGACAACACTGTGAGATTGTCATACCTGCCGAAGGAGCCGGATGCAGATGCAACCATGACCACGGCGGACATTGTTGCTGGGTCATTCAAAATGTCGTTGAGCCGAACCGAAGACCTACAAACAAACATCACCGCGAACTGGCAACCGTGGGGTGCTCCTATGTTGGACACCTCTGAGCCGGTGCGACGGTTCACAGTTCAACGTAACGTTGAGAAGTACGGCTACTTTGGAACAGAGCACTCATACCGAACGATCAACAACGAAGCTCAAGCGTTGAAGACAGCTACGTACTGGAGCATCCGCAACAGTAACACGTGGAAGCGTGTGTCATTCCAAACCTCGTTGGAACATATGAACCTTGAGCTGTATGATTGCATCCAGCTGAACATTAACCCGACGTTCCCAAATATCAAAGTCATCATCGAGTCGATGCGTGTTGAACCTACCCAAGGGACAATCACGTTCGACTGTTGGACACCTATCCTGTCTGGGACAACTGAGGAATACTTGTGGGCATGGCCAGCTGCACAACCAGTGGAGCCATACCCCGACGACAACTTTGACATCGAGTCGCCTCTGCTTCAAGTATCACCGCCGCCAGGACACCCGTTGTACATCGACACCAACGATGATACGCCTCAAGTGTCTGTGACAGCTGGTGACCGTTTCCCAACGGACTTGGACGACGTGTTCCCAACCACGGTGTGTCAGGACTTGAACGATCCAGAGTTGTTCGACGCACTGGAGCCGATCTTCGATCGCATCGAGTTCATTGACTTCCAAGGGCAGGCTACTCGTGCCGACGAGGTCGCGTCCAACAACCCGGACTTCAACTTCGAGGAGCCGGAAGAAAACGAAGTCTGTGGACGCCCGTCGTTCGAGGACTGTGTGTGGGAGGTGTGGGTTCAATACGGATCGGCGGCGTCGATCGGTTGGGACGCGATCAACCCAGGTCAGCTTACAATCAGTGGAACACTGGAGAGCGGATGTAAGCCAGTTCCTAACGGACCGTGTAACACAACCGGTCGCGGTCAGCGTTGCATCCCCGGTCCCGGGTTCTTCCGCTGCCGAACATTCGGATCGGAGCTTATGGCTGGAGCATTCGCGGCAGCGATCAGGGCTCAAATCAATGCGGGGTACTGTTCTTGGAGAGTCGGTAACGTTGGACCTATTTCGGTCACGGGGCCGATCAAGCATGACAACACAGGACCAGCCGAGACTTGTGTTGGAATGGGTAACACTCAGGTAAGTAGCGGAAGCTATGGACAAACAATAGGTGGATTCTAATCAATGAAAGATTGCCGGAAGCGTCAAGTGGAGAGACGACAAGGCGAGACAATGCACAGATGTATCAACAAGCAGGCCGATCAATATCGGCAACACGTTGACGCATCTATCTGCGACTCTTGCCCCGTCCGAGTCTTCATCGAACAAAAGAAAAAGAAAGAGGCGGCGAATCCAAAGTTGGAAAACGGTCTGCCCATCGTCCAACTTGGTAACTTGCCTCCATGTGAATTCCGACACAACGGACGGACTTGTGGTGTCACCGCCCTTCCTATTGACGAGGAGATTTGCAACCGTTGTGCGGCGGATACAAAGGATGCCGTCGCCAACCTCTTGAACAAGGCAGTGAACTATGCAACCGCTATGCGGAAATGGGTAGCGGCAGGAAGCCCAGTACGCACTGACGAGGAGATCAGTGCTATCTTTGATGAGCATTGCAACAAGTGTGCGATGTTCGATAAAGTGAGAGGAGTTTGTAATTCGTGTGGTTGCCCTGCGAGCAAAGACCAACCAGCCATCCGCAACAAGTTGAAGATGGCAACGGAGGCGTGCCCGTTGGGAAGGTTCCCAGCAAAGGTAGAAACAAATGCTTGAGTGGATTCCCGCCTTCTTTGATAAGGCCACTGCTTTCTGTCCCCGCTTCGCAAAGGTGCCACCTACAGATCGGATGGTAAAGTGGTCACGTTGCAAGCAAGGGACGCTACATGGTCCTGGGATTGTGTGGTACTGGCCACTGGTCACGGATGTCCAGCATATCGACGTTCGGTGGAAGTCGCTCGTTACGTGCGTGCAGACAATCACGTTGGCAGATGGGACCACAGTCTCAGCCCGTACCCTTACGCGGTGGAAGCCAAAGGATGCGTTGAAGTGTGTGATCGAGGAAGAAGACTTCGCAGACACGGTTGCAGAGACAGCACAGTCGGTGTTGGTTGATGTGCTAGGTCCGATTCACCGAGAGCACCTACAAAAAGGCTCCGCCCTCAATGCCACCTTGACTATGGCAATGAGGGAGGAGCTGGTTGACATTGGCGTTGACGTGAAGAAGTGCAAGTTCACCGAGCTGTGTGTCAGCCCAGCGTTCCGACTTATCAACGACGCTAGTTGAGGAATGGTGCGTTGCCGATCCACTCGCCTGTAAAGCACCAGTAGACGCCTGCGATGATCGCTGCAACAACGGCAATGTTGATGCAGAGTGTCAGCACGGCAAATACGGCCCAGATACAGAAGCCAGCGGAAGCGAGCAAACAACCTTCGGTTCGTGGTCTCACGTGAGGGTTCCTTCGAGTACGAGAAGCAAGGGTACGAGTCATGGCAAAGGCAAAACAATGTTGTGGGAAAAAGGTAACAGGACCGGCACACGTAACAATGGTTGCAGTGCCGGGTAAACGATCGCGTCCAAGGATTAGTTCCGCATCACAAGACCTCCCTGCTGAGGATGTGCTTGTAGAGAGCAGCACAAGCGAGAGCGTCAGCGAGAGCGTCGTGAGCGTTGTCCAACTCGATTCCGAGTTGCTCGCAGATGACGCCTAGCCGAGCACGAGGGAACGGGCATGGTACGCCTTTGAAGGCGGCTTTGTCCATCATCCCGGTCACCAAGGCTTGTGTGTCCCTGGTAGGGTAGCTGAAAATGTTGTCATACATATCGTGGCCGAGCCAACATTGGATGAACGGAATGTCAAACTGTGAGTTGTGACACAACGGGATCAACCGTTTCTTTGGTGGTAGGTTCAAGTCTTGAAACCACTCCCACAACATATCCGCACCGCTGTACGGGTCAGGGCAACCAACCAAGTCTTCCACCTGGATGCCGTGTGCAGCAATCGCATCCTTGGTCATACGTTCCGGGTATTCCGGATTCATGTTCAAGTAGAACGGATTGCAATCTTTGACTGGCTCCACGTGACAGTTGAGCGGGATGATCGCGATCTGGATGATCTCGTTCTCCCACGGCGTGCGTCCGGTGGTCTCAACATCGAGAGCCGCCAGGACGTGTTCGTTCATCGTGTACAGGCTTGTTGTTTCAGGCATTGTTCGGAGCCTTGCGGACGTGGTAGATGCGGATGATATCGTGGTTGCTGGTTTTTGAGGGGTGACTATAACCGTTCACACGAGTGTACGTGAAAGCACGATTACTACAGTCACAGACGTTGATAGGAAATTCAGAATTATCAACGCTGTGGATGATCCCCATCCGACCGTTGCGTAGTACCACCTCTTTGCCTACATCGTCAGACTTCAACTCGTAGGCACCGCCCCCGGCTGGTGTGTCGGACCACACAGTGAGTGTGCCGTCTTCGTGTGTCATGCTCGACACTTTCTCTGGTGGCTCGTAGTAGCGTCCCCTACCCGCACCGGCAGGGACTTCTTGCTCCTCAGTCAGCTCACGAGGCTTGAGGTTCGACGGCACCTGCTCGTACTTCTCATGGACTTCCTTGATCTTGTCGCCAACCGCCTTGATGTTCAAGTTCTGGTTGACCAGACGATCGTCCACCGAGCAATTGTGCATCTGTGCGTCCCGTAGGATCAACAGACCGGCGATCGCCTTCGTCACGTGAGGCAGGCCCGAGTCCGGGTCGATGTCTTCGCCCGCGATGAATTGCATCAGGTGGCGGATGGCAGCGTCCGCGTAGATGGTCTCGTTGACCTGCTCGCCACGCCAGTTCCACGGTCCGTACTTGCGTGCCCCTTCCTCCAGACCGGCAGCGGTCTCCAGCAACGGAGCTAGTGGGAGGCGGGACAGGTTTGGCTTCACGGAGGCTACTCTATCTTTTGGATTCATCTTAGTTTCTCAATATGAGATTTTAGTACGACCACGACAAACGGTGGCACATGATGGACCGCGTCACGAACGTGGTCAAATCGTAGTCTGTTGCAAACTAACATGCTGACGAACTCCCTTCCTACGGAGACAATCAGTCCGGTGTCATCGCCGCACTTTACCCAATCGCCAACATCGAGCGGCTCTACAGAAGCTACTCTATCTTTAGGATTCATCTTTGAGAGAAATTTCCGAAAGGTGCCAGCTCTTTTCATTGTGTTCGATCCCAGCACATCGCCCCGATCTCAGGTCCGTAGCAAATTGATACGGACGCGATAAAGAAGATACGAAAGAGCTGGATCGGCAAGAACCAGATCAAACGCCACGCGATGGTGTGGAGAGGGACGCGGTACTCGTTTCCGAAGTAGAAGGCGATTCCGGCGGCGAAGAAATTACGGATGGTATTCAAAACGTTGGCTCCGATCTACAGATGTCGTAATAGTCAGCACCGATTGAAGCCTGCTGCTCTCGCAGCGGTTCCTCGTTGTCCGGCTTCTCGAAATACTCCTCGACGGCGATCGTCTCACCGTCTTTGATGTATCGGACGAGATAGCTGAAACCACTCGGCGGTAAACTGTCTTTCTGGTAACTCATTACTAAAGTCTACACCATATAGGAGAAAGGTCAAATGAAAAATCAGAATCTTCCGGAAGAATTTGTCGACAAAGCCTTTTTCTGCGGCTTGGCGTGTTTGTCGAACGAATAGTTCAGGAGATATTGGTCATTCCCACGTTGGCCGATCTCATAGCGGTCAGATCGGTTCATGATCTCCAGCCCAACAGCAAACTCGGATGGGACCGGCTTGTTGTCTTTCTCTTGGTTCGCCTTGAACTTGGCGTACAGGTCGGTCAGCTTGATGGACACCCCACGCTTTGAGAATACGTTGTCACGGAGCCACGCCATCAGTGGGGTCATCGCGTTCCCTTCCATCTGACGCTTGGTCTGCGTTGACAGAGCTGGAATGCGAAGCCGGGATACCGGCGGCGGCAGCTGCGTGTTCATCAGGGTGCCGAGGAAGCTGGATGCCTCCTCCGCCAGTTTCTTCTCCATCTGTGCCTTCGGCATCGGGTTCTCCAACGCAGGCACGTCCAACGCGACGATCCGGGTATCCCCGTCTTCCATCGGCAGGTGCTTGGCGTTGTTCGCCATCTGAACGAAGTGCAGATAGTTTGGCGTCGTGTACGGCGTCTGGAACTTCTCTTGGACAAGCAGATCGCGACCGGTGACCCATTCCTTGATCTTCTCGTACGCGTTGTACCGCTTGTCGGTCAAGTCCCGCTCCTCCACGTACACCATGAAGCAACCCGCCAGCTCGCCGTTGAATTGCGACGTGAGAGCGGAGTTGGCCGAGGTGATCCCGTGGGTGAACAGGAACCGGGTACACTCGTGGAAGATCGACTTCCCGCTGTTCTGCGGTCCGCTGAGGAACAGGTACGGCAACGGCTGGTCGGTGTGATAGATCAGACTGGCCAACCACGCACGCAGATAGTCCGCACCGCTGTGCAGGTTCGCACGGCGGCACCAGTCGCACGCTTGCACCGGCTCGTCCAGCTCTTGGCCGACGTGCTGCAAGATCATATCGAAGTGTGGGTGCTTGCCCGGTTCTCCAGCTGCCACCTTGAGCTGAGGGGCACCAAAGTTCCAGCGGCGACCGCCAGGGTACTCGTCCACGAACGGAATCTTGACCATCGTCCAAGGGTTCTCCAGCATCATCTGGTGGACCAGTGGTTCGTACTCTTTGAACATACCGCGAGCCAGGACCGAGCATTCGGTGTAGCTTGGGTGCAGGAGCCACTGTCCCTTTTCGGTCTTGTGGTACCAGCCGCGAGCGTTACCGTCTTGGATGACGTACCGGATATGTTCGTCCGCTTTACGAAGCAGGCGGGAGCGGAAGTCAGTTTTCCGGTTGGTCTTGATCTTGTAGACGAAGACCTTGCCCTGTTGAACCCAACCGTCGCCGCCTTTCTTGGAGACGAGGATGACTTCCTCAGCACCGGGCTCAGGCTTCTCGATCTTGACATCGTCAGGAATCGAGAGCCCAGCCAGAGACTCCCCCAGGCACTCTGCTAAACCCTCCACGCCTTCTGGTGTGAATTCGTAGACGCCTCCCTTGCAACGCTTGGCCGTCCGGCTGATTACTTCCTCAGTGGACTCCTCGTCGTTGAAGACGCAGAAGTTCTTGCCGTTCTTGAATTCCCACTTCGACTCGTGCTGGGACTGACCGAACCGGAACACGCGGAACGCTCCGCCCGGCTGAGGAGCCATGAAGCAGTTGGCGGTGTTGGGGTCGGAGCCATCGGAGTCTGTCACGAACGTCCCGATGATCTCCAGCCCGGCATCCACGGCACACTTGATCGCGTGCGTGTGGGTGTGGATCAGTCCCAGGTCGACTCGGTGATTGAAGTAGTACGGCTGTGCGGCGATCGCCTCAAGGATTCGCTTGTGCTCCGCCTCCAGCTCAGTCACTTCAAAGTCGGCCATGTTGCGACCGGCGACCGAGGGAGTCGGCAGCTCGATCCCATCCAACCGTGATCCCGGCAGCGACGAGCCTTCCTTGACGACGGTGAATCCGGGGTGACCCTTCGGAGACTTCGCAGCCCAAATCCAGAAGACACTGCCGACGCAGTCGACGTGGTTGCGGAGATTGTATCCGATGTCCGAGCTGATTAGCTCCAGCGTCTTACGAGCCACCAGCGTGTGCTCGTGGTGATTCGCTGCTTCCGGCTGATCGTTCTCGTCGAAGAACACGTAGACATGCAGACCACGCCCACCAGTCGATCGGACGATGGTCACGTAGTCCAACGCGGACAGCTTCTCGACAATGGTTTGGAGTTGCGTGTCGTCGTTTGTTGTGGTAGACTCTGCGTGACCCTCTTGGTAGTCGATGTCGATTCCCACAGCGACGGATCGCTTGGTCTCGAAGTTCCACCAAGTGGTGCCGACTCGATCGACACGCTTCGCAGGGGAGAAGGTGATAGTAGGGTCGTTGTAGTTTGGATCAGACCCGGCTTGGTACGGCCAACGCTTGTCTTTCCAGACTTCGCCGTCCGCCATGAATTCGCCGTTGTCTCCAGGCTCGCCCTCGCGGCTGGTCATGATCTGAGTTTCGAGTTGCGTGCAGTACCGTTCAAGTAGTAGAGGGCTGTCGGCCTTGCGTGCTTGAAGAAACTTGTCAATAGCTTCGCGTGTTCGCATGATATCTCCAGGGAAAAGAAAGTCTCTGTTAAACCCTACACCATGATTCGGACTTGTCAAGCGGGGCGTTCAAATTTTGTTGGGCAGTGCAATTTCGTACACCCTACCCAATGGGTGGTCGAACAGCCGAAATGAGCCGTAATCGTTATAATCGGAACACCACGCGGAGCATACTTTGCTTATAAAGAAAACATGCTCCGAGGGGTTCTCGCCGCAAACTAACCCCCTATGCTTTTTTCAAAAACTATTTTTCCTTTTTAATCGCGGTCAGAGTTTTTGAGAGAAAATGAAGAAATGTCAAAGGGTTAGTTTTGGGCCGAAACCCCACGGAGCATACTTCGCCTATAAAGAAAACATGCTCCGTGCTTTCACGGACAAGTTACTGGTGTACTTCCCTGCCTATTCGGAGAACGAAATGAAGAAACCAATCAATGACTTGAAAGAACCGGGACTGATCCTGAAAGCGGTCGACAAGTTCCAGCAACACCTGCTGGAGGATTCGATCAAAGACCACGGACTGATGACACCGCTGGTAGTCACTCAGCACAATATCATTGTCGACGGTTACCGCCGCTGGCTCGTCTGCCGTGGCCTTGGCTGGACGGAGATCGAGTGCTCAGTGGTCGAGGGTGATGCGGACCAGCTGAGGGTTGTCTGCCAAACCGGCACACAGGAATTCACCAAGACCAACAAGAAACAGATCGTTGGGCGTGAGCTGGATGAACGTCCAGATTCAACGGCTGGGGAGATCGCACACAAATACAAGTGGTCTCCCGTCGAAGTCGAGAACCTTGCCGGTGTCTGCTACCTTGTACCGGAAGCCCGGGAATGGTACAACAATGGGACACTGCCGCTGTCAACAGTCTGGGTTCTGTCACGCGTGAAGGATAAGGAGCAGCTGGACCTGATGAAGAACACACCGCTGGAGGAGCTGCACGAGACTGCGGAGTCCCACCTGCGTGAGATCAAGTCCGCTCGCCGCCGGTCGTTCGCCCAGCGTGCCCGGGTCAAGTCGTACAACAAGATTGAGAAGGAGCTGACGGACCCACGGGATGCCGGGCCGTTCCTTATCAAGTACGAATGCGAGACACCCCTGGATGGCTGGATTGCGGCACTCCGGTGGTGTTTGGAACAAAAATGAGAATTTTTACTTGACACATCCGTGGCAGGGTGTATGCTTGTAGTAGACCATGTTGGTTGTCTCCAAGTTCGGGGAGGGTGCTCGTCGCACCCTCCCCACCCCTTACAAGAGAGAGATGTATGCTTGTTTACCTTGCCACCCCGTACTCGCACAAAGAACCCTTCGTGCGTCATGAGCGGTTCGAGAAGGTCAACGAAGTCGCCGCCCGCCTGATGGAGGACGGTTACGCTGTGTTCTCTCCCATCAGTCACTCCCACCCGATCGAGCAGCATATGACTGCCGACCAACAATCGTGGGAATTCTGGGAGCGTCAAGACGTTCCAATCCTGAAAGCCTGCGACCAGCTGTTCGTGCTTATGCTCGACGG